GATTAGACTTGCGGTAGTCTTTGACAACGCGCTCCGCTTCTTGCGGTGAAATCTCCAACCCTGCCATCATTTTCGCTACGACTTGAAACTTGTTAGCCCCGCATCCGAATCCAAGCCCTAGGACGCGAGCTTTAGCCAGTTGGCGTAATGCTTTATCGACATCTTTAAGGGGGCGAGGGTCAGTGTAGCCCATCGTCGCCCGAGCGTGAGCCTCGTAGACATCGACGCCCGTGCGAAGAACATCAAGTGTGGCTTTATCTCTGGCTAGATAAAGTATGCAACGGGCTTCAATTTGAGCGAGATCGCAGACCACGAGCATCTTCCCTTCTGGGGCTTCGATGAGGGAGCGAATATCTACGCCTGAAACTACGTCTCTTGGTAGGTTTTGAGCGTTCCAACCGCCCGATCCCGAGTCGCGGCCTGTGGTAGCCCCGAAATACTTCAAATCGTAGCCCATTCGACCGCATGGACGGGTGCGAGTGAGCATGGTTTGGATGGTTTTAAGGTGTTTATTGGCCTTTCGGTGTTCGCGAATAGCGGATACCCACGGATATTTGGCCGCGAACTCCTCTTCCCACCTCTGAGCGTCGTCTTCTTTCTCCGCAAAGCTCTCTGGAGCCCAAATCCCCTCTTTAGTGCATTGATCCCTGACCGCGTGAAGCGATAAAGCAGGGCGGTCGGGGTGCCAAGGTAGGAGATCGCGTGTTTTTTCACTCGTTTCGGCTAAAGTTATAGCACTTTCGCGTAACTTCTTTATATTTACGGGCACTCCACGCATTGTCATCTCGCGTGTGAGCTTAGAAATTGTCCTTTCGCGCTCGGGCCACTGGTCGCCGTGCTTGAGCCAAAGATTCAGCGTATTCTCGGCATCCGAGAGGGCATATTTCCGAACATCTTCCTGAAAGTCTGGCGTCATGGTCGCCCATTGCTTCTTTTTCATCTTATCCCGCACGTCTTTTGAGATTTCCAGCCCTAGCAGATGGTGAGATGCCTCTTTCAAGGATCGCGGGTAGCTGAAAAAGGCGGTCATGTCGGCGGTATCGTAGACCTTCTCCGCATAAACAGGCTGGACGATTGCTTTTTCAACGAGGCAGTCCAAGAGAGTCAGATCGAATGCCGCATTGTGCATGATCCAAGTCGCCCCGTTCACGACCTCCCAAGGGGCATCTTTTGGGTGCCCGACGAAACGCAGTCCGTTATCCCCCGCCATAGACACTAGGTAGATGTCAGTCGCCCGAGCGTAATGCCACCCACCCAGCGTCGTTATGCTGGTTTCATTGTCGTAGTACGACTCGAAATCAATAGCACAGACCATTATAAAAGCTCTGGCAATTGTCTCTCTTGTTTCAACTCGATGAGAACGTCGCGGACGATCTCAACGGTCGTGTAGTTTGGCTTAACGAAAATTCCATCCTCATCCCTCCACTTAGAAAGCAAGCCGCCATCGTGGTTGAGGAGCGATCGGATTTCGTTGAGTAGGTCGTCGATGACTAGCAATGCGTCCACCCCCTTAAGGGCGTAGAGATGCTCGTTTTGTTCTTCTGGTAGATTAAATTCGAGTGTGGCTTTCATAAGAGATATAGGTTGCATGGTTATTATCCCATGCAACCCATTTGTTGACTCAGGGGAGTGTGTCAATGAGTTCTTTTTGGGCTTCGGTTACGAGACCCGCCGAACGAATCGTCGGTGTCCACCATGACTTGTCAGCCTTAGTGGTGATGAGCGAACCTAAATCCCACTGCCCACCTTTAAGACCGCAAGCTGCGAGGTGTGTGCGAAGCGAAGTTGCGATTGGAACTGCGACACCGCTGTACGAGGTCGAAGCAAATGTTGCAACGGCTCGTGTGTAGCGAGTGCCGTCGGAAGCGATGTTGTAGAACAAGGATTCACTCTCTTCGCAAAGCCCCTCGATTGCCTGAATCAGGAACTCAACGGTCGCGATCTCCGAGAAGAAATTCGCCCCACGAGTCCAATGCACCTGACCGCCTACATCCCGCACCTGTGCGGCTGTGGAGAACATTCGGACTTGCGTGTTTTCACGGTCGTCGTAGGGAATATTTTCTTGATACTGCTTCATCATCTGCAACGCGATGACGCGAAGTGCGACTCCCTTTTTCTTGTCCTTCGGATCGATCCCGCTGATCTGATGTTGCTTGTCGAGAACCCAAGTTCCTGGGCTGAATTGATCCGCTAGAACGCCCGTCTTGTTGACGAGGTTGATGCGTGGGAGCTTCGTGTCGCTTGCGCTCCAATCTCCGATGAGCCCCTTGTCGGAGTAGTCATTGGTGCTGATATTTGCGAGCGCGTTTGCTTCCGGCTGCGTTGTTACGAGTTGTTTCGTGTTTTCGATTTCATCGAATGATATGGTTGCCATTTTTAGTATTTTAGTGGTTTAGTTTTGTTGTTCTGGTTATGGGGTTATTACATGAGACGCGGAATTTATCAATCCGTTCAAACTATTTTTGACTTTTTCAAAAAAAGAATCGTCCCTTCTACTTTTGCCGCATTCGCGTCAATGAGAGCATCTCGCAAAGCTGTTTTAGACTTAGCCATTTGCCCTCGTTCTGCGGTGCGTGAAACAGCTTTTTCTAGTTCACCAATTTTTAGTTTGGCGCAAGCTGCGAAAGCTTCTGGGGTGATTTTATTTTTGACCACTTCCCATGCGGCTTGAGCGTCGGTGATGTCAAACGCACTAGCGCGTTCGGCGAGTTCCCAACCTGGGATTTCCACCCCCGATAGTCGAAGCTCTAGGGCGCGGGCGTCTACCTTCTCAGCCCATCCCTTGAGGATCGGCGAGAGTCTTTTCGCTAAAGCCATTTTCTCTGGATCGGTGATGATCGCGGGATCAAACTGCGGTGGGAGAGCCAGCTCGTCAGGCTGATATTTACGAGCGATGGTGAGGGCGAGGGAGTTTAATTTATGGCACTCGGCGCGGTGAGCGCACCATGCACAATGACCGCCTGTTAAATAGGCCGCTGGGTCGTTACGCTTCGCGGCCTCAATGATCGCCGTTACTTGCGCTACGAGGCGATCCAAGTCTTCCGAGCGAGTCCAAGTCACAACGTCGATGATCCCTTGGAAGGGGAGAACAACGTGAACTGTGAGGGTTTCTACTTTTTCATGCGCGTGAAAAATGCCAATGGCGTAAGCCCAAAATTGAGGCGAGTCGGCTTCATATTTTCCCCATGCAAATTTGTAGTCCACCAACTCTGCACTGGTTCCGTGAACCATGACGTGATCGATATGCCCGAACTGATCGAGTACTACATAACGACGCTCGCGAATATCCTCCACAGGTGCTTGGCACTTGGATCGCAGAGAGGTGAGGTACTGCAAACACAGCCCTGCACTTTTGCGGAGAAACTCATCATCGGCAGGGATGACATCGAGGTTTTCTTTCTCGACGGCAAGGTGCCCTAGGGAGCCTCTGTCTGCTGCGGTGGTGTCGCGGGTTTGGTCATTACGAAAGCCTGGGCATTTCGCTTTTTCTTTCAGAGAGGACGGCGAATGCTCGGCGTGTTCTCTCTCGTTGTTTTCTGCTAACGCGAGTGAGACTTCTCTCACGTCGCGCAGTTGTGTTGTTGTGTCTGACATAATTCCTTCGTTAAAAATTGTTGTATTCTCGCGCTTGTGGGCTGTGAGGTGCAGTGCTGCTTGCTCCACGGTCCCTGAGACAAATAACCGGAGAACCAGTGCGCGGTTTTTTCCACCAAATCGTCGGATGCGACCAATTGCTTGTTCCTCGGCTGTGCCGCTGAATTGCGGGCAGATTAGGGCAGTGCGTGGCGCGTTACCATGAACGTCGTGAAGGTCGATGGACTGGCCTCCAGCGCCGATTTGGATGACAAGACATCGGAGGATATTCGCCTGGAATTTATCGCGGCTCTGCTGTCGCATATTCTGCGACACCCTCCCGTCTATTGTCTCGGAGATGTCGCCAAGAAGCTTTGAAGCGAGATCGATGGAAGCATGGAAGTTGAGGAACGTGACTGCACTGCCTCCGTCTTCCACGATCGCTGCTGCACGCTCTACGAGGTAGGGAATCTTTATGAGTTCGATCGCTTGGCGCTGCCGGAGGTTCTTCACAGCCGCTGGGTCTTCGATGTCCACCATCTCTGAGTAGAGCTTGTGAATTTCTTCACGATCGAGTGGTGATATAAAAATGGGTTCATCGGAAAGCGTGAGGTCTGGGAGCTGCTCGCTTAATACCGCGTCAGGCGTCCGGCTCCCGCGAGTGGTGAACACGGAATCGTGGAGGTGCTGCATTCGCAGTTTGTTTTCTTTTACCTTCGGGTCCCATTCTAGCCCGCCCCATTGACCTCGTTCGGCCCCCATGTGAGCGGCCCAGTTCCAGAATTGACGTGAGTGAAATAGCCCTAGCTTCACTCCAATACTTTTCATTCGGAGCGGGCTCTCTGCGGCAGTTGCCGAAAGCATGAGTGTGCGGTAGGGAGACGCTTCGAGCATCTTTCCATTGGCGCTTTTCATTCCAGCGCACATATGAACCTCATCGACTATGAGAAGGAGCGATTCGGGCACCCATTTAAAATTAGTACCCACTTTTTTTAACCACGCGGTGTTCCCCGTGCGGAGTTTTTCAGGGTTCTCGACAAACACAGGCTCAATACCAAACGACTCCAGAGTGGCAAGCCACTTGGCTTTGACGCTCTTCGGGCAGATCACTCCGACTGGCAGCGCGTAGCGCCGAGCGACTTCACAAGCGATGATGGTCTTTCCTCCGCCGCAGCCAGTCGCCTCTAAAGAGGCACCATTTGAATCGAGCGACTTGAGGTTTTTTTCCACCGCTTCTTGCTGAAACGGATAGAGAGTAAATTTCATTCTTCCTCGAATTTAGAAATCTGAGAACTGCATTTGGCGTAGCCTGCAATGTCAACGTAGGTGTCGCGTGTGGGGGTGTAGCAAGCGCGAGCCATCTTGAGCACAATCATCATGTGAGCCACATCCAGAGCGGATAGCGGAGCCTCGGGCTCTTTCCTCGCTTTGAGGTACCAGTTCCATCCATCAGCGATTCTTTGGTGGTTGGAGGTCGCTTTGTCGTAATCGCGACGACGATCACCCGTCGTCACTTCTATTGCGGTTTCAAGTATGCTGTTCATTTAACTAGAGAGGATTCTCGGAGGATGGAAATAAAGTCTTCAGCGCGTAAAACGACGATCCATCCGTGGTCGTTGCGCTTGTGGAAAACGGTGGGAATTTTTCCTTCTTTGGCGTCTCTCACCGCCTGTTCGAGCCACACATAGGGGTTCCCCGCCTCGACGCGTTTGCATTCGATATGCAGTGGGAGCGAGTCGCAAATGACATCGTCTCCAGTTAGTCCAAATCGCCCCTGGCTGAATTGGACTCCGCGCCTGGCAGGGAACCCCTCATCGGTCAAAAAAGAGGCAAGCTCCCGCTCGCCCCTAGCGCCTTTCGCTCGTGAATTTATTTTTCCCATGCGGTGATGTGGTTATTACATTTCGGCTGACCCTTAGCCCACTTGCTGAGGTCAACCTCTTTGTATACGAACTTTTTTAAACCGAGCTTCCGGTAAGGGAGGTTCATGTTGTCGCGCCAGTAGGCGAGGTTGCCACGGGAGACTTTTCTCCCGAGCAACTCGCTCAACCGCTCTATTGCTGCCTCCGCCTCGTATGAGGCTTCGGCGTCTTTCCCTTTTGGGGTAGCCCCTTTTACTTCGAGGCTTATCTTACCGTCCCCCAGAGGGGTTGCGGTGAAGGAACTGCATTCTAGTGTGAGTGTCATATTTGATACTGGGGGGAGTTACCCCCCCCTGTAATACAATATCTAAACGGTTATTAAGCAACTGGAATATGTTTACCCTCATATTCACGGAGACAGGCGGCCACTTCGGGGTCATTGGACGCGGACTCTACCATATCTTCTACAAATTCCGATGCTAAAACTTCGATTTCGACGCCGTTATTTTGAGCGAGGATGAGAAGTTTTTGATGGGTTGTTGAGTTTACGGTGATGGTGATTTTTAGCATATATTTATTTTATTTGTACTGCGTTGCGAGGGTTAATAATTCGCAAAAAAAAGTAGGGTTCTGGTTAGGTGTACGCTCGGCTTCCGAGCATAGCTATCTTTTTGAGGCGTTCGAGTGTCGCTAAGTCCAAAGACTCAGAAACTCGTTCATCGGGGCTGTCTGATTGTTTTTCAATCAAATGTTTTGCGAGTGAGATTGTTTCTCCACTCGGGTCTTCTTTCTTCAAGAAGTCCACTACCGCTTGCCTGATTAGCGCACTAATAGTCACCCCTTTTGCTCCTGCTAGTAGGGTGATCGCTTTGTTATTTAACTTTGATTCAACGTATGACACGCGGAGCGTGCCCTCTCGTAATTTGTTCGGCATTTTATTTCAGTTTGTTAGTTGTTTGTTTGCCCGCTGTCTTTCCCGCCCATCGGTGAAGCTGGGTTATTATCTTAGACACTACACTTGCACAGGTGTTCAATCTTTTTGTTCAATCTTTTTTCTGGTTTTTTTTATCGGATAGTTTTAGGCGCATGAAAGTAAAATCTTTCACCAGTCTAAAGCGATCCCTTTTTTCTTGGCAAATTGACGCACCACATCGGGGGTGATGTTAAACCACTGTTCCGCTGCAACCGTGGATACAAGCGCCTTGTAGTGCTTTTTTAGCATATCGACTGAGTTCCCCGCTACCTCTGATGTCAACTCGGAGTTACGGTGGAGTGCGATATGGTATGAGCAGAACGAGTGGCGCAGCGCGTTATCTTTTGTTTCAACCCCGCACAGCTTGAGCACGTCTTCGTCTGGCGGCGTTATTTTTATTATCTTTGCGATCGGTCCTTTTTCAGGCGCGAATCTATCGAGCCAAACTTGGAGGTTGTCGGGGATGTTGAGAGCGCGCCCCGTTCCGGTCTTAGTTATCTCCGGCCCGAGCCGAATCATTCTTTCCGCGAACAGAATATTTTTTCTGGTGAGCTTCCGACTACTAGCCTCTGATCTTCTAGTCCCGCCAAAAGCCATCAGAGCGGTATAGGCTAAGAACCTAGGTTCAGTAGCCGCGAATATGGCGCACAGCTCGTCAGGCGTGTAGAACTCGGGGGTCACTTCTTTCTCCGAAGGAAAATTAGTCTCCATTTCAGTTTTGTCCTGAGAGATGAATCGCTGATTCTTTTTCGCCGCCCACCGCAGTAATGAGGAGAGGGTGCCGAAAAGATTTCGCTTACTCTTAGGGCTATATTTTGAGCGGCTCAAGAAGGTCAAATACTCTTCCGACGCGATAGTATCTATGAATCTTTTTCCGAATTCAGGCTCCCAAGCATTCCGGTGATTTCGGAGGGTCTGGTAGTAGCGCGAGGATAGCTGGCGTTCTTCGGCTTTCGCGTACCACAAATCAAACACTTCGGAAAAAGTATGCGGGTTCTGCGAGGTGCGCTCATGGAACTTCAAATAGAATTCAACCGCGACGTGCATCGGCGTTGATCCTAGACGCTCCTTGCACTCGTTGAAGTAGCTCACGTCCTGCCCGCTCAGGGCCGTTACGCTTCCGTCACAGGTTGCAAGGTGCCTCACAATTCTATCCGCTTCTGCGAGTGCCGAAGCTTCCGAGTTGTAGCTCCTGCGAAAAGTTTTCTTTCCAACTTTCCATGCCAGTCGATGTGTTGTGTACGGGCCGCGATCTAGTTTGCTGATCCGCACAATGGCATGACCGCATTTTAATATTGTTGTTTTGGCGTCAGGTTTTTCAGTCTGGATTTTCATTTTTCAGTTCGTTTTGGTTTGTGATTCTGTCCCAAAAGTTGGGACAAAACGTGTTATTGGGTGTATTAACCTAACACAGTTTTATACAACCGCAAATGAAAAAACCCGTATCTTTACCTAGTGAGCGGAGATTTTGTCCCAGAAAATTTTGGACAAAAAGGGGCAGCGCATACGGGATTTGAAATCGCTTACGGTTTTGTATAAATAGTTTATAGATCAATGGTTTTTGCAAAGTCGTATTTGACCTTGAACCAAGTTAGACCTACCTTGTCCCCAGATGTTCAAAAAAAGTTCGGGAACCTTTGTCGATGACGGCAAGACGCCAGTTCCAAAAGGCAGTATTGTTAGGTACGGTTTTGTTTACCCTCCAGGTACCGCCGATTGGACGATTGAGCTTCACGCTTATCGTAGCATCGCTCCTGACGGAACTCTTCGTGAAGATAATTTTCGTCGGGCAGCACAAATGTTTTTCTCGAAAAGTTCGGAGCCTTTTGTTTGGCATCCTTGGGCTGAATCTATGTTGCATGAATGCTGCACCAGCCAGTTCGTCGGGTTCGCTGGCTGCGGCTCCTCGGGCAAATCAGATTTCATGGCCGTGTGGATTTTACTCAACTGGCTCGCGGCTCCGTACCACACACTCGGGCTTCTGACCTCAACTTCGATCCGTGATTCCAAGAAGCGTGTGTGGGGTGCGGTACAAAGATACTGGCCCGCGATTAAGGCTGTTGCCCCTGCGAAGCTGACGGATACTCCAACTCCGGCGATTTATGTTATGCGAGACGGCGCTCGAATGGAGCAGGCGGGAATTTATTTGATCCCTGCTGAAGCTAAGAAGACCGCAGAAGTGACGGGAAAGATGCGAGGCATGAAAGCCCCGCGAGTCTTTCTAGCAGCGGATGAGCTGTCGGAGTTGTCTCACTCACTCCTTGACACTGCGATCTCCAACTTGAGTAACAATGCGGTTCTCCACATCTGCGCGGCGGCAAATCCTGTCTCTTACTACGATCCATTCGGAAAGTTCGTTGAACCGAAAGACGGATGGTCTTCCGTGTCGGTAAACGATGATAGGTGGGAAACTAAGCTTGGTGGGGTTTGCTTGCACTTCGACGCGATGCGGAACCCGAATTATATCGCCCGTGAAAATCTCTGGCCGATTCAGAAGTTTGAGAAGATCGATGAGGCACACGATCGACTTGGCGAGGACTCTCCGATGTTCTGGCGCGACTTCAGGGGCTTTTGGCCTCCACAAGGAGTCAGCAAGGCGATCTACAGCGAGAGTGAGATTATCAAATTCAAGGGCGACCAACCTCCCATCTGGCAGGGTGGAACAACGCGCATTGCGGGAATCGACCCATCGTTTGTTTCGGGTGGTGACCGTTGCGTTCTTTATGTCGGAAGCTATGGACTTAATAGAGATGGGAACGAGCAGGTATCGTTTGACAGCTTCCATTACATCGAAGACGACGCGTCCTCTAAAGACCCGCGCACTTTTCAAGTGGCGCAGAAGATCGCAACCATTTTAGATCGCGAGAAAGTCAAGATGCAATACGTCGGGGTCGATGTGACGGGCGGCGGCGTTCCATTCTGTGACGCTTTGTCACGGGTTCTTGGAAGCAATGAATTTTTGCGAGTCCATTTTGGCGGGTCGCCTACCGAGCGTCCCCTCTCCGCTTATGACTCGACTCAGGCAAAAGACAAATACGTCAATCGCGTCACGGAACTTTGGTTCGGGGCGAAGGAGTATCTTCAGAACGGGCAACTTCGCGGCATTGTCCCCGACCTCGCCCAAGAGATGACCGCTCGAAACTTTGAAACCCGAAAGTCGGGCGGCATGAAACTTTGCGTCGAGCCTAAAGCGGATATGAAATCTCGGATGGGACGATCCCCCGACATCGCTGATGCGGCATTCGTTCTTCTCGAAACGGTTCGTGAGCGGCTGGGACTTAGACCGCCGCAGGAGGGTGGGAATGGAAACCGAGCGGGGACTCCGTGGCGGCGGATGATGGATAAAAAGTTTGCCCCTAGGAGAAATACTCCTTGTCTTTTAACCCCCTAGGGTGTATTAACCTTAAAGGTTATTATGAATCTCAGCACTATAACAAAAGTCACTACCGCAAAACTCGCTGATGGCGCGGTCTCCTTGGCGAAGTTAGACTACGACGTAATCGAAAAGTTTGATGACAAACAGAACGTGGTTACGGGGGCTATTACTACCTGTATAACAACCAATTTAACTGCTGGAGCAGTCGTCATAACTGACGCGGCAGGCAAACTAGCGGTTTCTACCGGAGTCCAAGCGGCTGAACTAGCGTTCCTCGGTGGGGCGACTGCAAACATCCAAGCTCAACTTGACCGCATAGGCTTTATGCCGATGACCGACGTGCTGGTGGTTGCTGGAGGGGGCGCTGGGGGTGGGGCGTACTATGCTGGCGGGGGTGGAGGTGGAGGATTTATTCAAGAGTCCGTGCAGTTTATAGCAAATCAAAAATATGTGGTTTTTGTTGGCGCAGGCGGGAGTTCGTCAACTACAACTAGCGAAGTCGGTTCATCGGGATTTAAAGGCGAACCTTCGCTTATACAAGGGCCTGGGGTCAGGGTAGTGGCTGAAGGCGGCGGCGGCGGCGGCTCAGACGACGGCTTCCAGGCACGGGGCAAAGATGGGGGCTCAGGCGGCGGCGCTTCGGGGTATGCTAACTTTGACGGAGCCGGGGGTGACGAAACTTTTGGGCAGGGAAAGCGCGGTGGTAGAGGGGGCTGGTACGCAGGGGGAGGTGGTGGTGGCGCAGCAGCCATCGGCACAAATGGGATCGGCAACACTGATGGAGGGCCTGGAGGGGCTGGAGGACAGTTTGCCGCAGCAGAAACCACGGGGGTTGGCACTTTTTCGGGGACCACTCCCGTTATAACAAAACTTTACTTTTCAGGCGGAGGCGGAGGAGGTTCGGGGCAGTCTCCCACCTCCACCACTAAAGTATCGGCGGGGGGGGCAGGCGGAGGAGGCACTGGGGGTAACGAAGACTTTTTAGCGCCTACTCCAGGAGCGGCTAATACCGGCGGAGGTGGGGGGGGGATGAGTAATCCTTCAACAACAGATACAACAAACGCATCTACCGCAGGAGGGTCTGGAATAGTTTGCATCAACTACCCCAAGGGATTTATAGCCTCGGCTATTTCCGGAGGCGTTGCACAGAAGGATAAAAACGGCAAGAATGCGGCTGTTTTGTTTAAAAGCGCGGGGTTTTTTACTTGGATTGCCGAGCCTCCTACTGTAAATACTGCGAGCGTTGCTGGGACTGTAGGAGTCGCCTTAAATTACCAAGTTGTTTATACTGGTGAAGTCGATACTTTTGCGTCTTCCGTTGTAGTGAATGGGGTGATTTTCAGCACGGACGTAGGTACCTTTATTGGCATTCCGACAAAAGTGGGCACCTTCGCCACTATCGTCACTGCGAACTTCCTTGATGGCTCAACCAACGTCGGCACCGGAAAGGGAACTATTACTTTTACAATAGCTAAAGGGACTCAGACAATTACCCAAAATGATAACGCCGTATCTATGCAAGTCGGAGACCCTGCATACTCGTTAGGAGCGGCTACATCATCGGCGCTTCCTCTTACTTATACGTCCAATAATTTAACTGTTGCTAAAGTGAGCACTGCTGGGCTGGTTACTATTTTGGCTGCGGGGACTGCTATAATAACTATCTCTCAGGCTGGAAATACCGATTGGAAACCCGCCACCAGCCTCACTCACACCGTAACCGTAACTAATCTTAACACTTAAATATGCACTTTGCAAAAGTAAATGATGGAGTTGTGACTAGAGTGGTTGTTGCAGATAGCCTTGAAATTCTTCAAAGTATAGATTCAACTCCTGGTAGGTGGATTCAAACGTCTTACAACACTTACAGGGGAGTGCATTCTCAAGGCGGAACCCCCCTCCGAAAGAACTTTGCGAGCACTGGTTTTACTTACGACTACGAACTGGACGCGTTTATCCCTCCGAGACCTTCACCTGAACATACTATTCTTAACAAGGACTTTGGAGTATGGGAACGTCCGAGCCTGCCAGAAACTTAATGGAGTCTACTGAATACCCACTTACTATTGAGCAAGGCAGCACGTTCCAAAAGCAACTGCGGTGGAAAGTGGACGGCGTCCTTATGAATTTGACGGGAGCTACGGCCCGTATGCAGTTGCGCCGATCCTCCCGATCAGCCGTTATTTTTGAGCTGACCGACGCCAACAGCCGCATTTTATTGGGCGGCACTCTAGGGACGATTTCTCTGGAATTAACCCCTGAAGAGAGCGCCTCCATCCCCGCTGGCAATTTTCTTTACGACTTGGAGATTGTTTTTGGTAGCGTTGTAAGAAAGCTCATAAGAGGGACAGTAGTAGTTGTGCCGGAGGTTACGGCGTGAGCGAGATCATCGAGATCATCGGCTCAGGACTCACGGGGCCCCAGGGCCCTAGAGGTCTTCAAGGGCTAGTAGGCCCCGTGGGCGTCATTGGACCAAAAGGCGACAAGGGCGAGGCTGGGACAAATGGGGCCGCTGGAGCACAAGGTTTGCCAGGCATCCAAGGACCTAGAGGGCTGCAAGGCCTGAAGGGCGATTCCGTTACTGGGCCCCAAGGCGCTCAAGGATTAGCTGGCGCGGTCGGCCTTCGCGGCCTCGACGGTCCGATTGGCCCAGTCGGGGTCGGGGTATCCAATACCCTTTCCATTGGGTCTGTCGGAATCGGTGTTGCCGCCGCTGCCATCACGGGCAACTCTCCGAATCAGACTCTTAACCTTGTCTTACCACAAGCAAGTTTGCTTTCTAGTGCCAAGACGACTCTCATCGGAAACGGGGTATTAAAAACATTTACGATCGCGGGCCTCAAATCCAGCGATCCCAACCATGTCATCGTCTGTGTCAACGGAGTGACGCAAGAACCCACCATCGACTACCTCGTCAACCAAGGCGCAGGCACGATCACTTTCTCAACATCCATACCTAACCTAGCCAAGGTCGTCGTCATCGCCCTTGGCCTTTACTCCCCCTCCACTCAGCGCGACCCTGACAACTTTATTCACGCATTCGATATAAATTCATCAGGAACTTTTAGTTACTACGGGGTCATGTTGAATTATTTCATACCTTCCCCGCCTGCCATCCCCTTCACCATTGGTTCATCAGCTAATGTAGCTAAGTGGGAGATCACTCGATCCACGCTCACTTCTGCTGGGGCAGTCGCATCCACCGCCAAGGCGAGCAATGTCGCATGGACTAACCGAGAGACCACTACCTACGCATGACGACGATCACCGATGCCAACCTAGCGCAGACCCTCGATCTCAGCCAGATCGATCTCATCCTGCCCGAAATCGCCCAAAGCATCGTGGAATATCCGCTCCGTGCCGACTTCCCAGAGATCGGTCGCTCGGCCCGACTCTACATCGACCTCGCCGAAGCGCAGACCTACCGCTGGCAGGATACCACCTACGTCCTCATAAACGCTCTCATCGACTGCGGTGACTTCTAATCTTCCCCAAAACAACAACACAAACCCAACAAAACCAACATAATAAATCAAATGGCGAATCCAATCATCAAAATCAAACGGGGCAGTGGTCAGCCCGCATCATTGCAACTCTCTGAGTTGGCTTATGATACACTAAACAAGTCACTTTTCATCGGAACCGCTGAAGGCGTTCTTGCGATTGGTGGCGAAAACGTCTTTGCGAAAAAGACTTACGCAGATTCCGCGGTCAGCGCAGAAGCCTCGCTTCGCTCCGCAGCGGACTCGACACTCACCTCGGCAGTCTCAGCAGAGGTTTCGCGTGCAACTGCCGCTGAAGGAGTAGTTTCTGCAAATTTGGCAACAGAAGTTACCAATAGAACCACAGCAGTGTCCGCAGTGACATCCTCGCTGAATTCGGAAATCACACGGGCGCAGGCCGCTGAATCCACTCTCACCTCGGCAGTGAGTGCAGAGGTTTCGCGTGCGACCGCAGCAGAATCCGCTCTCGGAACTCGCATCGACAATGTGTTGAGCAATGTTGATGGCGCAGCCCTCGACTCCCTCACCGAAGTCGTCGCCGCCTTCCAGAGCGCAGACTCGACCCTCAACGGAGCCATCACTAGCCTCGCATCCAGCGCATCCAGCGCCCTCGCAGCCGAAGTGACCCGTGCGACAGGTGCGGAATCGACCATCACGACTGCCGCAACGGCACTCGCTGGTAGAGTAACGACCGCAGAGAGCGACATCAATACGCTCGAAAGCGACCTCGCCTCCGAGGTGAGCGCACGCACCAGTGCTGTATCTTCAGAGGCTTCCGCAAGGACTTCTGCCGATTCCGCTCTCGGAGTTCGCATCGACAACGTAGTGACTGCTGCAACTGCCCTTACCTCACGGGTTACTGCCGCAGAGGCAGACATCCTCTCAGAGGCAACCACCAGAGCATCGGCAGTTTCTGCCGTATCGGCTCGCGTGAGCGCCCTTGAAAGCACCATCGACGGAGGCACTTACTAGTCCTTCCACCGCCTCCGGGGTTCGATCCCTCGGAGGCAACCCCATTCCATAATGGCAACGATCATACCCAAAAAATCCACGGTAGCAGGCAAAGTCCCGACGACGAGCGATTTAGGTCTCGGAGAGATTTGCCTTAATCACGCTGACCACATCCTCTATTCCCGCCATCCGGGTACGGGAGCGGTGTATGCCATCGGAGGAGCAAGCGCAGCGGTCGAACGCTTCTGGGCCTTTGCCTTGAGCGGCAATACCGTCTACTACCTCGCCAGCATTTCCCAATCCGACTTTCCTTCCAGCGGCAGCGTCTATGACGTGGCCCTCTGGGACATCAACAAAACAACAACCAATGACAATGGAGACGTAGTCTCCGAAAGCTCCGCAATCGGGGCTTGGAATAACAAACAAAACCTAACCTACGCATAAACCTATGAACGCTACCAACCCGATCACAATCGACGGAAAAACCTACCCAAAATTCTCTCTCAATCTCGCCATCACCGGCAGGTATCTGGGGGATGGATCGCAAGACGCATCCATTGCCATGCGCTTGATTCCTACACGGGTAGAAAATGAAGTAGTAGAAACTGCCGACTCCGCAGCCATCGGCCTTCTGCGCGGACATCTGCATGAGATCGCCGACCCCGCCGAGCAAGTCGCCGTTGCTGCAATTCAGACTGCACTGCAAACCTACATCACCGCGAAAGGACTCTAAGTCATGGCTACCTATTACGCCCGCAAATCTGGTAATATCAACGCCGCCGATGTCTGGGCGACCACGCCCAGTGGCACAGTCGCCGCCGTCACATTTGCTTCCGGCGATGTGCTTGTTGCAAACGCTTGGCCAATTGCGATCAACGTGGACACCAACCTCGGCAGCTCCGGCCAACTGCGTAATGACACTCTTGGTGGCGCGACAGCAGGCGGGACATTCACGCTTTCCAGTGGCGTAACATTAACCGCAAACTCGTTGGCTGGATCATCGGCAACAGCCTGCGTTACATTTTCTTCTACATCTCCATCTACTGCATCCATCGTTGGAAACTGCACAGGTGGTTCAGCGAGTGGAGCCAGAGGCGTGATTAATTCATCAACCGGGACACTTACAATCACAGGAAATTTATTAGGCGGTAGTGTCTCCGTGCAAGCGAATGGTGCAGGGAACACCTCAACGGGAACCCTTAACGTCAGTGGAAATGTGACTGGTGGCACATTAGGCGAGGGAGCCAGAAATTCAGTTGGTGGCACTATTAACATTACAGGAATTGTGACGGGCGGTAGTGGTAATACAGCGTATGGAATTAACAATGTTTCGACAGGAACAATAAATGTTACTGGAACCATAATTGGAGGTTCAACGGAAGCTGGAGCCAATAATTCTTCAACTGGGACTATCGTTGTCACTCGCGCAGTAGGCAATGGCTATGGGCCGGGGTCGGTTGGACTTGCCGCAGCCGTTGGAGTTGTAAACTCCGCACTTGGAGTCGTGAGCGTCGAAGAGCTTGAGTATGGAACTCTAGGGATGTCGCCAACAAGTGGGGCAGGAATACGTTTAAAAAAACTCACGAGCAATGTTGCTATTTTCAACTACGCAGACACCGTAGGATCGAAGACTTTAGTGGACGCAACTCAAGGCCAAATGCCTGCGATAACGGACGTGCGCTTTGGAACAAGCTATGCAAGCGGAGCTTTGACGGGATCGGCATATATACCAGCCGCCGCCAGTGTGGCAAGCGGAGTCCCCGTCGATGCGACCGTCGGATCGGCAGTCCTAACCGCCGCCGCGATCCGCACCGAGTTAGCCGTGGAGCTGGCCCGCATTGATGCCGCCGTCTCCAGCCGCCTTGCGCCAAGCGGAACGCTTGCCACGGTTACAACCCTGACCAACGCACCAACCGTGCCCACCGCAGCCGCCATCGCCACACAGGTCCGCACGGAGCTGGCAACGGAGTTGGCCCGAGTAGACGCCGCCGTGAGCACACGCCTCGCCACTTCCGGCTACACAGCCCCGAGCACAGCGCCAACGGCAGCGGCTAACGCCAGCGCCGTCCGCACAGAGTTGGCTACGGAGCTGGCCAGAGTGGATGCCGCCGTGTCCTCGCGCCTCTCCTCGGCAAGCTACACGGCCCCGACCGCCGCACCAACCGCCGCGCAAAACGCTTCGGCTGTCCGCACCGAACTCACAACCGAGCTAGGTCGCCTCGACGCCACGGTGAGCAGCCGCCTTGCCACTTCCGGCTACACAGCCGCGAGCACCGCGCCAACCGCCGCTCAGAATGCCGCAGCCGTCCGAACGGAGCTGGCTACGGAACTGGCTCGGGTGGACGTAGCGACAAGCACACGCCTCGCCACAGCGGGCTACACAGCCGCACCGACAACAGCACAGATCGCCACCGCAGTCGAGTCCTCGCTCCTCAACGAAGGCGACGGACAGGCAGTCCTCAATGCCATCGTGGGAGCAATAGGAAATACTAACGTGAGCGAAGTCGCCCTCGTCGCCGCCGTCCGCGCCGACCTTGAGCGTACCGGAGGCAAGCTCGCCAGCATCCCGACAGCAGCAGCCAACGCCAGCGCCGTGTGGGGAGCCGTTGCTCGTACTATCACGGGTGGCACGGTCACTACATTGACCAATTCGCCAAACGTACCCAGCGCGGCCAGCATAGCTTCGCAAGTGAGAACCGAGTTGACTTCGGAACTCTCAAAAGTCTCTGCGCTCAATACCGACAGGCTGGCCCAGTGCGCCACGACGAGCATCGTTGGGTCACTCATCGCTCAATCAAACTCATAGGTATGATTGATAACCATAGGTATGATTGATAACCTAAACAAAACTCTCGATGTTGGTCTAAAAATGGCAACCCCCGTTGGGGTAGTGGTCATGCTTTTCATGCAGTCGCAATTTGTAACGCGTGGTGAGTTTGCAAACTCCAGTGAACGCGTTGATGCCCGCTTGAGCAAAATCGAAACCGTTCTCGTTCGCATGGAAGCTGGAGCCGAAGCCGATAAACGACATGACGCTTTGTTGGCTGACCACGAAACGCGCATACGCAATATGGAAAGAGTAACCGCGAAATGAAATTACTACTACTCTCTATTTTATTAGTAACAGGGTGCGTCTCGGTACCTATTCCTCCCGCAGGAGATCATGTTGGCGAGCTGGGCTATGTCAAAATTTCTCTCAAATTTCAGTATCTCCCCACAGAACCCCCCAAACTCGATTGGTTTAACCCAATAGTACCGCAACCTAAATTGTATAAGGACAAATAATATGATCGCATTAAACTACATACTCGCCCGCCTATCTGAATCCTCGACTTGGAGAGGTCTGGCTTTTGTGCTATCCGCCGCTGGAATCACTCTTGTTCCTGAGCAGGCCAATGCCATTGCTGCTGCCGGAATGGCCGTTGCAGGAGCCATCAACGTGTTTCGCCAAGAACGCAAATGATCTCCCCCGCCAAGATCGCGCTAATGATGATCGGGGCCTCTTTTATTTTTTTGGGCATCGGATTCTTTTTATTACTATGATTCATAAACTTACCGCTATCGCTCAAGCCGAGATCGGCGTCCTCGAAATCGGGGGTAATAACCGTGGCTCTAGGATCGTTGAATACCAACGCGCAACATCATTAGAGCCTGATAATTGGCCTTGGTGCGCTGCGTTTGTGGATTTTTGCATCCAGCAGTGGATCAAAGACCCCGAAGCTGCAAATTGGCTTAAACTTCAAGTGCGTACTCCCGAGGAGTGGCGACCCAAAACCGCGCTGGCGTATGGTCTAACCACTTGGGCTAAAGCAAGGCCCGCGACGACAACGATTCTCACGGAGGCGGACACGGCAAGACTCGGAGATATTGTGACTTTTGATTTCAGCCACACGGGTATCGTTCTTGAAGATGACGGCAAGTATATCGTTACCGTTGAAGGCAACACAAATGGGAAAGGCGACAGAGATAGCGAGAGCGGAGACGGCGTGTGGAGAAAAATCCGCCGCAAAACCCTGGCAAAAAACTTTATCCGCATCCACCCTAGGGCCTAATGCCGCCTAAAGTATCCAACGCATACCGAGGGAAAGTTTTATCTTTTATTAAGAGATACAAGTTAAAAATGGGTTGCGCTCGCTGCAAAGAAAATGGGACCGCCGAAGCTTTAGATTTCCATCATATAAACCCCGAAACTAAAGTAAACCCCATAAATGTGTTAGTGAGAACATCAGGGCTTCTAGCTGTCTTGGAGGAGGTCGAAAAGTGCATTGTCCTCTGCGCGAACTGCCATAGAAAAGAACATAATAGAAAAACCCGTGTTAAAAAGCACTAAGATACGAATCCGAGGCAAATGGTGGCGGCTTGAGCTCAAACAACTTGCTCCGGTTAAGCGCGAGGGGTCTTGGGTTCCCCTCTACGGTCTATGTAATTATGAAACTCGGGTGGTTACTTTGAACCCTCAGTTTGATATGGGCGCAACCCTTCTACATGAAATCACCCATGCCTGCCAACCAGACCTAGATGAGGTCACGGTAGAGGAAATCGAAGATGCCCACATAAATGCTAAAAAAGCCCTCGAAAAACTAATTGCGAAATGAATAATAACCCTGTAACCTCACGACGATGCTTTTAATCTTTCCCTTTAACCAAAACCATAAACCCCTTTACGAGCATATCGTCGCTCTTGGCGGGGGCGGGGGGCACGATTTGTTGCTTGTGGGGAGTAAATCCCAGGCGCGTGCTATGGAGGATGCTGTCGATGAGTTCACAAAAGTCTTTGCCCATGTGGATGTTTTCGCAGTGGACGGAGAGCCTAGCAGAAACAGGCTTTTTTCCGAGACTGTGAAATGGCTTGATCTTGTGGCAAACGAGGCTCCTTTTTATTGGTTCGAGGATAGTGTGCCAGTAAAAGCTTCTTGGCTTGACGATATTTATACGGAGTACCAAATCAAACGGACTCCTTACCTCGGGGCTGTGGAGCCTTCTATCGAAGTTGACCCAGCTACGGAAGAGAAGTTTGAGGAAAATCCTCGCTTGATAGCTTCTAGCGTCTACCCCGCAGACTTATACGAACGATCTATTCTTATTCGGCAGCTCTGCTTCCCTAATGCCCCACTTTGGAATGTTCAAATGCGGTTTGAGATTCGCCGCGAAGCAACTGTATCGGCACACATACAGATGGTGGGTGAGCCGATCGTTGCGGCGACTAGCGTCATAACTGGAACTAATGACCCCACAATTTTAGAACCTCGAAAGAAGGAAAAAGACCATGCACGAAAGTAGCTCTCTTGAAATAAAGGGGTTAGACCCTATAACGGGCGCAGCCCCTAAGTGCCGCGTCGATAATGTGGACGCGGGCAGGGCGATTTACATTGCAACAAAAAAAGCCGATGAGGGTAGCAGTCGCAATCGCGCCTTGATCGACAGTATGTTCAATGGCGCTCCTCCGTTCAATGCCAACGATCTGATTGAGATGGGGCAGGGCGACCGAACGAACCTTGATTTCGGCGATGCAGCAGCTCTGAAGGAGCAGGCTCTTGCGGGGTACTACGATTTAACAAGTTCTGTGGACAAGCTGGCGCGTGTGCAGACAAGCTACGGAGCCCCTGAGCAACAAGCCGAGTGGAATGAAATCATCTCTGAGGAGTTCCATCGCACGCTAAGGGAGTGGAAGGAGTTTGAGTTTAACCATCAGCGGCTCTGTGACTACTTTGTGAGCCACGGCGTCGGGGTAACCTTCTTCGAGGATGAGGTTGACTGGCGCTGGCGCGTTGCTGGACTCTCGGAGTTCCGCATCCCTAGGGCGACTAGAGCCAGCGAGCATGAGATCGAAGTTGCGATGGCTGACCGCGAATACCGCGCCGACGAGCTTTACGCTTTTATCAAAGACGCCGAGATCGCTGCGGAACTCGGGTGGGACGTTAAAACCACGCGATCGGCTATCCAGCGCGCCTGCCAAGAAGACCAATCCATGAGTCTTGGAGATTGGGAAAAGCTGGAGGTGGAGCTGAAAAACAACGATATTCTGTATGGTCACGCCAAGAGCAAAGTGGTGAAGGTCGTCCACATGTGGGTGCGAGAATTTTCAGGTAAAGTCTCGCACTTAATGTTCCTTCAAGACCCTTTGAATAGTTTAGCGAAAGACGAGAAATTCCTATTCAAGCGGGAAAATCGTTTCGAGTCTCCAACGAATTGCTTTGTGACTTTCTGCTACGGAGTGGGAAATGGAACTTACCACGGCATACGCGGACTCGGGTTTAAAATCTACCCACACATTCAAGTGTTGAACCGCTTGCGGTGTGGAATGGTGGATGGGGCTCTCTTGTCTTCTTCCCTCATTGTTCAGCCTAGCGACAGTTCCTCTAGGGCGATTGACGATCTGACTTTGACTTACTACGGGCCTTACGCGCTCTTTCCACCGGGTCTAAAGATTGTTGAAAAAGCAGTGCCGAATTTGCAACAAAACATCATCCCTGTCATATCCGACATGGCGATGCAGATGCAGAATAACGCAGGGGCTTACCAGACTCGCGCTGCCGCCCCTGATGGACAGTCGCGAACTGCCTATGAAGTACGAAGCCAGTTGCAAAAAGAGGCAACCCTGTCTTCTGCCTCGATCAACCTTTTCTACCATCCGTGGAAACGCCTGTTGGCTGAAGTGTATCATAGATTATGCCGCGCCGACTATAGCGCCCTAGAGCCTGGCGGTCGTGAGGCGATTGACTTCCGCAAACGCTGCATTAAACGCGGCGTCCCGCTGGAGGCTATTATCAAAGTCAAACAAGTCGATCCTGTCCGCGCTATTGGCTACGGAAGCCCTCAGATGCGAACTGCGGCGATAGACGAAACAATGAGCATATTTGGCTCGCTCGATGAACAAGGTCGCATCAATCTTTTGCGCGATCGCATTGCCTGTCGTTTTGGTCAGGAAGTCGTGGATCGCTACCTGCCGCCCCCCAATACAAATCTACGTCCGCCGCTCGATTACAAAATTGCGGTTTTGGAAAATGCAACCATGTCGAGCGGAAGCCCGATTCCTGTCAGCCCAGGCGAAAATCATTTTATTCACGCGGGCACTCATTTGCAAGCCCTCGATCAACTCGATCAAGCCATTGCGTCAGGTCAGGCGAACCCGCAAAACGCGCTTATGGCGATGCAGAACTTCTTGCCACATACTCAAGAGCACGTTGCCGCTCTAGGGCAGGACTTGGTACGCAAAGACCAAGTTGCGCTGATGACTCAGCGCCTCCAACAACTCGGGGCAAGCTCCAAGCGGTTGCAGGACGAACTGCAAGCTCAGGCTGAGAATGAGCAGAAAGGCGCAGAAGCCGAAGCACAGAGGCAGCAGACCGCTATGGAAGCTGATTACCGAGCGATGCAGGAGAAGATCGCCAAGATGGAGCAACTCAGCCCTGAAGCCCAGCAAAAGCTTCTTGAGAAGCGAGCCGATATGCAGATGAAGCTTGAGAAGCACCAAATTGATATGCAGATGAAAGCCGCCGCGACCCAGCAAAAAATGATTCTTGATGACGCGGTAGCTGCATCGAAAGTTAGATCAACTTCTTCAGTTGCAAAAGTCCCGCCGCAGGTGTAATAACCATCTAACCTCTATGAGAGACTACAAACGCGAATACGAAACGTATCATGCCAACCCCGAACAGAAGAAGCGACGAGCGGGTCGCAATGCAGCTCGCCGCAAATTGACTGCGGAGGGGAGAGTAAAAAAAGGCGACGGGATGGATGTAGATCACCGCAACCATAATACGCTCGATAATAGCCCCGCCAATTTACGCGTACTGAGAGCTAAAGTAAATCGATCCCTGCAATGATGCTAAAAAACATTCTGACTGACGCTGCCAGATGGGCTAAGTCGGGTTTCGCAATAGCGAAGGCGGAGACAATTAAGGAACGGCTTGAAAAATGTAGTGGCTGTGAATTTTGGGATAAGAAGTCTTACGGAGGCTCTGGGAAGTGCCTTGTATGCGGGTGCAGCACTAAAGCCAAACTCGCGTTAGCAACATCCAAATGCCCTAAACAAAAGTGGTAAAATGACAATCGAACAATTCCGAGGCAATGAAGTGATGGTGACTTCTTTTGCATCTCTACTAAAAACAAACGAGTTCCAGGTCGCACTTGCTATTGTGCGAGAGCTAGGCATACCGCGAGAGACGGGGGCTCCTGCCGGAGCTACTTTTGCGGAGTGGAATAGCCATCAAAACACGAGGCGCGAGGGGTTCCACCTCGCTTTAGACTCTCTACTCGCCCTAGGGACGCCAACTCCCAAACGCCGAAACGACCGCGATCTCATGCCGTCACTCTCTAAGGAAGATTAACTTTTATGTCAGATACCAACGAAAACACACCCACCAACGAAACATCCGCCGAAAACCTTCAAGGTAACGGAGGAATGATGAGCTTTGACGCTGCTTCGGGCATCGCTGAAGCATTTGAAAAACTACAAATCGCCCCAGAACCGCCTCCTGAGCCTGAGCCCAGCGCCGCGCCTGAGCCTGAAAAGTCTTACGCGAACGACCCCGTCGAGCGTACACGCGTTTTAGACGAGGCGAGCCGAAGGCTGCGTACCGCTGCTAAGTCAGATAAAGAGGCTCCCGTAGAGTCTGAGCCCGAAAGCTCCGAGGAGCTACCTAAAGAAGCCGCCTCTTTGAAGAAGTGGGCGGTCAACATGAAGAAGGATTGGAAGGCTGAAAGAAGTCGCCGTGAAGAATTAGAGGCTAAAGTAGCGGAGTTAGAATCAGGACGTAGCGCGGACGCGCCAGAAGAAGTCCAGCGGCTGCGAGCCCAAAATGAAGAGTATGAGCGGGAACTTCAAATCGCACGCGTAGAGGCTACGCAAGAGTTTAGGGATGTAGTGACAATCCCAATGCAGCAGATTAGGGGAACCATCGATTCGTTTGCGTCTAAGTATGAAATGCCGCCAAAAGAAATCTATGAGGCTCTTTCAGATGATGACGCGAGCGCCCGCGCTGATAAACTCAGCGACTTGGCGGCAGGAATGAATGACCGCGATAAATACTCTCTCTACGAGCTTGAAAAGCAGTATTTAGCTGTCGAAGCCACTCGTGAAAAAGTAGTGAGCCACGCCAAGCTCGCGCTTCAAAAAATCCAAGAGCACCGCGAGGAGGAAGCAAAACTTCAGCATGGTGAGGCTAAGAAGAGATACAGCGCAGCGTTTAACCAAGTATGGGAGATTACACAGCAAAATCTGCCTATGCTTCGACCTATCGAGGGGGACAATGAGTGGAACTCGCAGATCAATGGAATCGTGGAGTATGCAGCCAACCCTAATTTCGAGGGTTTAGACGACACAGAGCGAGCGAAAGTCGCCATCCGTTCGGCAGCAGCACCGCTTTTAGTAAATCAGTTTCTTCAGCTCTATGGAAAATACCAAGAGCTAGAAAAAGCTATGGGCAAGTATCAAACGGCTACTCCTAGGGCGGGCGGCGGCACCTCCCCTAGCGCGGCTCCAAAAGAGGAGTTCGAGGGGTTCCTTGAGGCGATTAGCGCCAAATTAAATACTTGAAAATAGCACGTTGACGGTTACGCGGTTATTATGCTATTTTCATTTCGACGCTGCTTGCAGGCGGTTAATCTGCATGTTGACGCTGGTTACGGCGGTAAAAGTAACAAAACTTAGTATCGCGGTTTAATAACCACGCAACCCAACATTCAGATAACCAACTAACATAATAATATGGCAGCATTACAAAACATTGAACAACTCTTCGTAGAGTGGGGCGGTCTTATCCGCAACAACGTCGCGAAGAACATCATAACCTCCGACTTCTATCTCAAATATCTTCCAAAAGATAAATGGGTTGACGGTCAGGGCAACCAAATCAGCTACCCCATCTACGAGCGTTCGCTCTCTAGCTCGGCAGTCAGCACCCCTGGCGGCGTGACTTTTGAGAACTGGAATTCTTCTGGTGGAGACGGCGACAATGCCACCAAGACTGGAACCTACACAGCGAGCCCCACAAACTCCAACCTCGTTGGCGCTAATGGCGGATCGCTCTCCCGTAGTGGAACGCTTGGCGGCGGTAGCAACATCGTAGGTCAGAAGATTGATTCTTTCGGCGTAACGATCCGCACCATGTCGCTCAAAAAAGCGGCTTTGAACAGCCCTGACATCTGCTTGGACGATCTTCAGTTCGCATGGCAGGTCGAAGACCAAGTCAAGAACGTCGTTCGCGTCCTCTCTGAGAACACGAAGTATGTCTGGACGAACACCTACCAAGACGAATATATTACCGCTTGCGGTTACAAATCTGTCGCCAAGGCAAGCTTCGACCCCTTGACAACCTCCTTCGCGGCTACTCCAGCTACGAGCAAGCTCACTTGGGGAATCCTCGAAGCGATCTACGAGCAACTCGGCTATCAAGGTGGCTCGATCAACCCGTTCAAACGTGTTGACGAGATGACTCCGATCTACGCTGTTGTCGGTGAACGCTACACGTTCTCCGACCTCAAGCGCCAAGACGCCAATGTTCGTGACGACTATCGTTACGCTTACATGGGCAGTGGAGAAAGCAACCCCATGATGGCTGCTCCTGGGATGAACACCATCACCCGTGGATTCCAATTCTTCACGGTGGAGCTTCCTCCTCGCTACACATTTGACGCCACTACTGGCACTTGGAATCGCGTATACCCTTACGCACCAACCGCAACGAGCCGTGGAATGAAATGGGAAATCAGCGATGCCTATAAACTCGCTCCTTACACAGACACCGTCGTCTACCACCAAGATGTGATGAAAGTTCTCACACCTTCTGCTCGCACCAGCAAGGGTGGCGGAATGACCTACAACCCATCCTACTCATGGGCTGGTGAATTCGTCTGGCGCAACATCCCCGACCGCGACTCCAACATTGATGGATCGACAGGCTTCTTCCGTGCGCTTTACGCCTTCGGAACGAAGGTTGAGCGTCCTGACCTAGGGTTCGTGGTACGCCACCTCCGCTGTGTCACCCGCGCTAACGATCTGGCTGCTTGTTCCTAAGTCGTAGCTTCAACATCCGCCTCCGGCCCTAGGGTCGGGGGCGGCATTGAGGTTGTGATGAACACACCTGCGCAGAAAAAATAATATGGCTGATTTAACATTCCCAATGCCGGAAGGCTTCACGCTACCAGAAGGGGCCGACAAGGGCTCTTTTGAGGCGCTTGCAACTCTTGAGCTTGAAGGTGACGGTGGTATGCTGTGCCTAAAGGCAATCGATGGCGTTCCACTTCCGTCGTCTGAAAAAGAAATGGCGTCTGAAAAAGACGAGTATGCCAAGGCGACAAATCCCGACACGGGCGATTTCCAAGAAGCTATGTCGATGGGAATGTCACGTTAAATTAGAAAAACTAAAAATATGTTCGATCCAACAGCACTAACATTAGCGAATAGACAACTTCAAAAGGGCATCTCCCCTGGCGTTCAAGCGAGTGGTCCGTTCAAAAACATAATCTCGCAAGCTCAAGGGAGAAACATCCCCCGCGTTTCTCTTTTTAAGAATAAATCAAAAGCGCAAAATGTACGCGCCGCAACAGTGGCAGCGACGATGTAAAACATGATAAATGACAAGCTCAGGCTAGTTGACGGTTTCCGTGGCTTACCTGGAGGTGTCGATGGTAGCCAAGACCCCGAACTCACGCCCGCCACATCGGTTTACCATGCAGAAAATGTAATATTCCGAGGCGGGGCAGGCCCTAGGACGCGCTCTGGATTTACCTACGTCAAGCTGGAAGGTGCTGGGGCCTTCTATGGAGCAACTAATGTTCAATGTGCTGCCGTTTTTGAACCGCCCGCCCGCGACCCCGTAATTGTTTTAGTCGTTGATGGCACAGTTTTAGTAGTAAACGTCCGCACTAAAATATGTACGAGGGTTACTAAAACTGAGGACGGAAAATCCCTTGAGCAGTTCACTAACAAAACTAAGCCTTGTTACGCCTGCCAAGTCGAGGAGTTTCTTGTCATACAAGATGGTTCTCCTTATAACGATGGCTGGACTAACGGGCCGAAAATTTTAAGTTTTAAGAGCGACGGCACTCCTTTCTTAGAGCTGACCTCTAAGTATTGCCAAGGTAACAAACTGACGCGTATGCCGTCTGGGGCTCAAATGGTTTATGGGCAGGGAAGATTATTTGTAGCGAGTGCTTCCGGTAGAGAAATTATAGCTGGCGACATTGCTTTTGGTGGAAGTCTACAAGCAACTTCGATAGTCACTTCAGCGCCGGAAACAGTAGGGCGCACAAAAGTAACAACCGCAGCAGCTCACGACTTTATTGTAGGGGACTATGTAACTATTACGGGGCATAGCAACCCGATTAACTCTTCGTTTAGGGTTGAGGCAGCACCTTCAAAGACCGAGTTTTCTATAAATGCTACAACCACTGCTGAAGGGGCTGGGGGGTACGCAACTGAGTTTACTGCGGGTAAATCTAGTGATGCTTTAAATTTTAGTGAGACCACTTTTATTAACGAGGGTGGTAATCTGCTGATCCCTCTCTATATGGGGCCTATTAAGTTTTTAACTTTTTTGCCAGTCCAAGACGTAGCTACAGGTCAAGGGGATTTGATTGCGATGGGCGCGAATGGCGCGGTTAGTTTCTCAGTGACGGTACCGAGAGATAAATGGAAGGAAACAGTAGGATTTCAGCGCGTGCTATTTTCCGACATTGGATCACTTTCAAGTTCTAGTGTTTGCATAAATGGGGACATTTATTTTCGTTCTAGGCAGGGAAATGGGATTCGCACTTACCGAAGCGCCCGATCGGAGTTTGGGGGGTTTGGCATGGCTCCGATCTCCGCTGAGTTAGACCGTGTGTTTTCACAGGAGACAATCTCCTATTTATCACAAGTTTCAATGATTCATTTTGATGATCGGCTATTGATTACTTGCGATCCCGTCAAAACAAACAACAAGCTAACCTACAAGGGCATAATACCACTAGATTTTAGACCTTGCTCTGTAAATAACGGTAAGACGGGAGCAATTTACGACGGGGTCTGGAGGGGCTTATTAGTTGTTCAGCTACTAAAAATAACCCTAGATAGTGAGGACCGTGCCTTTGCAATATGCTACCACGATAACCTGTTTCAGGTGTGGGAAATAACTAAAGACGCGTATGTGGATAAAAATCCCCAAGAAAAGGATTCTGCAATCAAGTCTTTAGTTCTCACAAGGGGGTATGAATTTGAATCCCCATTCTCAGAGAAGAAGTTATTGCATGGAGATTTGTGGTTTAGTGATTTGGGCGGGGTGAGCACTAAAAAATTTGAAGTGGATTTAAAGTTTCGGCCTGACTCAAACCCAAATTGGACTGACTGGGGAAACTGGAACCTGTGTTTCACTGAAGGGGCTACTGGGGCTGCTCGTGGGTATTCTGAACTGAGGGCCGCTGTCCCCCCTGAAGGGAGCAATGGTTTTACTAAACGGTTAATTGGTCGAGGCTACGACTTTAAATTGCGGATCGCATGGCGTGGGCGGGGGAAACTTGAAAAGCTAATATCTCACGCAGTTCAGACGGTCGAGGCTGTCGGGGCAAGTTCGGTTGCGGATTCTTGCATTCGCGTCAACCACGACAGCAGTACTGACACGCTCGACTACAAGGCTTGGGAATTTGACGGAACCATTACCCCGTATTCAATTTTACTACTAGTCGGGGGAACGGACTTTTTAATAACAGAAACCAACGACCTTATATCAGGAGAACTAGAATACATATCTAATTAAGTTTTATGGCAAACAAAACAATTTCACAACTCACTGAAAATAACGCCCCCGATGGGTCGGACTATTTTGTTGTTTGGGACTCTAGCACGAGTCAAACAACAAAACTTAAAGCTGAGAACCTCGATAAAATCATATACCGAACGGCGCGTACAAATACAACCGTCGCGGCTGCAAAAATGATTCCTATTACCAGCTCTGCGGGGGTGACCGAGGATATTTCATTTGAAGATTTTAACAGCAAGCTTATTATCGAGACGGCTAACCTTAAAGCAAACGCAATAACCTCCGATAAGTTAGCTGCGAACATTCGCGAGTCGCCGTGGATTGAAAAAACCACTACCTACCAAGCTGTTGAGTATGATCGTATTTTGGCAGATACTTCGGCAGCGGCCTTCAGTATAACACTGCCAAAAATCCCAGCGGTGTATGAGTGGTTAATAATCTCGGATGTGAGGCGGACTTGGGACACGAAAAACCTGACTGTGAAAAGGGATGCAAAGACGACGCTCATAAATGGCTTGGCCGAAGACCTTGTGTGCGATGTGACCGCAGAACTCATTTTCCGATACGAAGGTAAAGCTGACGGCTGGAGGGTATACGCTTATGGCTACTAGTTTTACAGATGCGTGTGACGCTCTAGCAAGCTGCGTCGATAACGGGGTGGCGAGTACCGATACGCGGGTGGCTAAAAGAGTCAATGAAGCCCAACGCAGGCTGATTGACCAGTATAATTTCCTTGTGAGGAGAGAGGAATTACAAAGCACCCATCTTTTCTACACGCCGAACCCCACTAACCTTATCTTCGATAATATCGATGCGACAAAGGTGATGATCTTATCACTCTGGCGTGAAGAGAATAATGAGCTGGAGATGGCGGCGGTGCTAGAGAAGAAAGCGATAGATATGGTCGAGCGCGACATCTTGCAAGCCGTGGAGACAGATAGGCGAGATGTTTATCAGGGTCTCGAAGCGGGATCATACAATACTCTAGGCGGGCTCGTCGGTAGACTCGGGTTAGAGGTAATCGCCAGGTACCGCATAACCCCAGATAGAATGCGTTCGTATGTCCGCGCTAGTTACCGCATGGCAGTAGACCATCATAACTACATAGTTCGTAGAGAGTCGCTGCACCTCCCAGCGATTACCGATAATACCCTTTCTTTTGACTCTGCGGAGTTAAAAATATCTCCAGAAATTATCCGAGAATTAGTAATCAACCAAGTAACCCAAGATAACACCTAATATGGCACAACAAGACGCAAACGACTCGCTGCGAAATGCAGCAGACCCAACAAAAATATCCGCATTTGACCTCATCGAGCGCAACATCATGCGCGACGTCGAGGGAGATCGCAAAACGCAGTTCCAAGCCCTCGAATCGTCCGGCAACCAAAACACTTTCGGGGGGTTGGTAGGTCGAATTGGGTTGGAAACCTTTGACAAATACGGAAGTACTGTGTCGCGGGTGGCGAGCTATGTAAACCAAGCTCACCAAATGTCAATCGACCACCACAACTTTCTCGTCCGCCGCGAGGAGTTAAACGAAACGGGTGCAACGGAAATGACGTTTGTTGCTAAAGACATTGCCAATACCACGGATAAAGCATTCACGTTTGACGCTAGGGTTCCTTCTGAAGTGATCCGAATGCTTTCGGTTGCCCTTATGATGATGGACGCGGGGGTGCCAATATCGGAATCCGTAGGCATGAAGCAGCAGGCAGTAGCCCTCATTGAGAGAAATGTAGTCACTGCGGTAGAGAAAGCTCGTCGGGGGGCATTTCAAACCCTAGCTACTGCGTCTAACCAAAATACATTTGGCGGACTGGCGGGTCGCATTGGGCTTGAGACCGTAGCCCGCTACCGCCTCTCTGCCGATCGTATCAAATCCTACATCAATCAAGCTTACCAATCAGCGATAGACCATCACAACTTTATCGCTCGCCGCGAGACGTTCGACAGGGCTGCATTGACCTTTACTCCACTCACACTAAATAGCGATATATTCTCAAACGTCATCCCCGCCGAAGTCGTTCGGCTGATCGTGCTGTCCTACATCCAGAACGATCAGGCTGCAACTCCAACGGCAGGCCCCCTAACCGCATTGGCAGAAAGACAATCGTAGCATGGAGTCACAACAACCGACAGATAGGTACCGTTCAGAAGCTTTTGATCTTTTAGAGCGCAACATTGCTGCTGCTGTCGAAAAGGATCGCAGTAGCGTGACGGGAGATGTCGGCAGGCTTCATAACGAGCTTGTTTTGGGATTAACTGTCCCGACTGCTCGTATGACTAAGCTTTTAAACCAAGCGGTATCTGACATAATGTCGCACCAAAGCTTCTTGCAGAGGGGCGATGATGATTTAATGGCCCCACCAGCGGCAACTTTTGAACAGAAGAAGGCACTCGTTGAGAGCTACCTAGCTAATTCTTCGGGGTCTACGGATCAGGCGAATGTTTTGAAGAAAGGCGCCCTAGAGTTTGTAGAACGCGACTATAAAGCCCAAGTAGAGTCAACTCGCCGTGATGATAGGCTCGCTCTTTCTCTGACGGCACCAACTTCATTCGGATACTACTGGGGGAGAATCGGGCTAGGGTTTGACGGCGTGTTGGGTTTTTCCAATAACCTCATCAAGCAAGCCGTTACTTCGGCGGAGGAATCTCTTATGAACGCGGGGAAGTGGGTCGGAACCGTGGCAGAGTACACGCTCACGTTGAGCGCGAGCGGGGAAGTGTTTTTGCCGCGTGAGATTGATACGGTTCTCTTTACCTCGTTTGACGGGGACCCGCGCCCTGTGCATGATAGGTATGCGGGATATATGCGAGGGGGTAGTGGGGTTAAGTCGTTGGATAATACAGGCAGAAGCGGATTCTCTGACTTGGGAAATGCGGTTGACCCTGCGGACGGAAAAACAAAACGAAAATACTTTGTATCCGTTCCCACTGAGGGAGAGCAGACTGAGGTTCGCTACCTAGCAAAACGGAGGTTTGTTCCGCACGTTTTAGATACAGAGAAAATGTATTTAGACAACTATAGTGCGGTGGAACAGGCTGCGCTGGCGATCTTAACGCAGGGCAAGATGGGGGTTTTTGAGGCCGCTAAAAAACTCCTCGCGGACCAAGTCGCTCAAGATTTTTTCAAGTCTCAGATTTGGAGCCCTAGGAAGATAAATTCATTGCGGTAGGTGTATTATCTGCTAAGGTTAATAACATGGAACTCACGCCTTCTTCAAGCCCTAAAATTGAAGCTTACAATAAGCTGGAGCTTGAGTTGACTAAACTCGAACAGGTTAATTTTAAATACGTCCATCGGTTTACACCTGGTTTATATGCGCGAGAAATGTTTATCCCGAAGGGGACTTTGCTTGGTGGCGCTCTGCACAAGACCCAGCACATGTTTGTGATCTCAATGGGGGAAATATCTACTTGCGACGTGTCGGGTAATGTCATGCACATGAAAGCCCCGTTTACAGGGATAACTGAAGTGGGTACGCGGCGGTTTGGTTTTGCTCACGAGGATACAATAATGACTTCGTTTCACGCAACTGACGAAACAGACCCAGACAAGATCGCGGAACAAATAGTTGATATGCGAGCGAATCCCCTATTAAGCGAGTCTGACGTAGCTGCGATGCCTTTGTGGACTCGTAATCACACAACAATTATTGAACCTAATTTAATAGAGCCCTAAACCATGCCTAGTTGCCTTACTCGCCATCCAGAAGAAGTATTATTTAATAAACACCCGCAGCAGTTCTTTATGTTCCCAACCCTTGGGGCTGCGGTCGGAGCCTTAGCTATTGGTACGGTTGTTGCTGGAGTTGCATCGGCAGGAGCTGCGATGTATAGCGCAAATAAACAAGCGGAAGCTAGTGACCGAGCGAACAGGGCTGCTGCAAAAGCAACGGCAGCTTCTAAGAAGGAATCCCTAGCCGCTTCTAAGGAGGGGTTTAAAGAAACGAATGAGTTACTCGAAACCTATCGCCCCGCGCAGGAAAAACTAACAACGAGATTCGGGGGCGGGCTCAACGCTAACGTCGATAAGTATGCCGAAGACACGGATGCAGCTATCTACGCGTACAATAAATCGGTATCCGAACTTGCAGGGAAATCTGATGCCAACGCAAGTGCGTTTGCTCTGCGGTCTAAAAATCTAGCAGCGGAATCCGCTGATGAGACATTTAATTATAATAAATCAAAATTTGAAGAATTTTCTGCGTTTGCAGATAAGATTAGCGCAGAGAACCAAAAAACTCGTCAAGACTTAATTAACAACGCAAACCCGCTCTGGCAGGCTCAAAAACAGCAAGCGGCGACCGATAACATGCAAGCGGCACAAGGCATTCTCTCGGCTGACGCTACGGCTCAGGCTGCGCGTGCGGGGGCCCAAAGCTCCCTGGGTAGTGGGGCGCTCGGCAGCGCCCTAGGGAGAAACCTAGTTGGTCGCGACTTGGGGCTAGGCGCAATGTATTTAAAAGACCAAGCCCAGAAAAATATGTTGGCGTGGTCCGATGAGATTTACAATAAAGAAGTCGCAGGGACTCAAATCGGCGTCGGCGACGTGTATAACACGAATGGGCTTAATGTTCAGCAAGTGTATAATAACAATCAGGCAAATAACTTGGCGGCTCTCGGAGCCCAGAATGAAGGGCTTCAATATAGCATGACCGGACTGAATAACGCACTCTCCACAAAGGGGGCTTCGGCTACAAACACCATGACAAGTCGCAATGCAGCCTTGAGCCAAGCGTACACGCAGGAGTCCGAAGTCCTTCGTGATTACCTCTCGGGGAAAGTAGGTGCGGTCACGGATAGGACGAATGTCAAACTTGGCGTAAGCTCGCAAGGGCTTTCAAATTCTTACGCTAGTGCGAACCGCACGCTCCAGAGTGGTCTAGCAAGCGCCCAACTGATCGGGGGCGCAATCTCAACAATCGGGGGTTCAGTAGGTGGCGCTATATCTGGTGGCGCATTTAGTGGTGGTGGTGGAGGATTTTCATCATACGCACAGATGCAATCAGCCACCCAGCCAGGCACAACAGGCAGCTACACTAATTCGGGATGGGTGCCAAGAGCAACAGCAGCGTGAACCGTGAACTTGAACTCCAAATCCTTAATTTATACAGGCGCTACCCGCAGACGCGATCCTTCGCGGAAGAGGTCGGGCTTACCGCGTGGAATGGGGTCGTCGTCAACACCGAGGATTTCTTTTTGCTCACCCGCCCAGTGGACATTTACGACCCTGAAGAAAGGTGGCGTGATGCCTCCTACACATACAATAGGTCGCGTCAGAATTGCTGGTTTGTCACAATATATGGTGGCATCAGTCAAAAAAACCCTTTTAGTTTTGTCCCCTATGCGTTGCCTTTGGTCGCGTGGAGTAGGCGAGACAATCCCGCTCGAATCTACGAAGCCGTCAAAATCCAAAAACGATGCGACTTACTGACCACGAGAACAATCCCATCCTTTCGGGCGTCATAGTCTGGTTTGGCGGAGGTAAGCCCAAAGCCCCCAAAGGGCCTTGGTCTGCTTCAAAGAAGGAGTTTGAAGCTGCTTCAGCGGAGGGGTTTGAAGACACGAATAAGTTACTGAAAACTTATCGTCCCGCGCAGGATAAACTGACAGCACAATTTGGAGGCGGGCTCAACGCTAACGTCGATAAGTATGCTTCGGATACTGATACCGCGCTTCTGCGATACAACGAAGCGGTTGCCTCACTTGCAGGAAAATCTGACGCCAACGCAAGTTCGTTTGCTTTGCGGTCTCAAAATCTAGCGGCGGAATCCGCTGATGAGACATTTAAGTACAACTCAAGTAGACTTAGTGATTTTACTTCATTTGCGGATAAGATAAGTGCCGAGAATCAAACAACCCGCCAGAAGTTAATAAACAACGCGAATCCGTATTGGCAGGCTCAAAAAGACCAAGCGGGGGCAGACAACCTTCAACTGCAAAAAGGTATTCTACCAGCGGACATTGCACTTCAGTCAGCTCGCTCTGGAGCTGAAGGGCTGGTGCAGAGTGGAGTCGGCTGGGGCGCGCTAGGGGCAAACCGAGTGGCTCGCGACTTTGGGTTTACGAGTCTGGACCTAAAACAACGGGGGCAGCAAGGCGCATTGGCGTTGCAGAGCCAGATTTACAACCAAGAAGTAGCTGGGACTCATGTTGGTGGCTCAGACGTGTATAACACGAACGGGCTTAACTCCCAGCAGGTCTACTCGTACAACCACCAGAATAATATGGGGTTGTTAGCGGCTCAAAATGAGGGGCTGCAATATAGCATGACCGCGCTAGGGAATACGCTTTCGGCTAAAGGAACCGCCGCAACAAATGAGATGTCAGCACGCAATGCAGGGCTCTCTCAATCTTACACGCAACAATCCGAAGTCCTCCGTGATTACATGGCTGGAAAAGTCGGCGCAGTCACAGACAGAACGAACGTCAAGGTTGGTATTGCTTCGCAAGGGCTTGCAAACGCGTATGCTAGTGCCAATAGGGAATTGCAAAGTGGTCTAGCTACTGCTAACATTATAGGAAACACAGTATCTTCTATCGGGGGCTCTCTCATAGGAGCTTTTGTCGGGGGAGCCTTCTCAGGAGGGGCCTTCTCAGGGGGTGCAAACAGTTCCACTTACGCGGCCCAACAGCAAAAAGGGGCTACCTCGATGCAGGACTTAAATATTTCAGGGATACCTGGTCGTTAAACAATCAAACTATAAAACATTATGCCATTCGGAAGCCTCGGAGTTAGCCCACAACCAGTAGTAGAACAGCAAATCCCAAACTATGCCCAGTGGGACTGGGACATGGGAGGGAAGGCTCAAAAGGCTATGGAGTCAACGCATAAGATGACTCAGGATGCACAGAATCAGCCGCTTCTCAGGGAGAAGCAGTCCCTCGACAATAAGAAGCAGTCGCTCGAAAATGAGCTAGAGGATGCGTTATTCCCGACAAAGTTGACCGAGATGACGGCAAAAATAGAGCAAATGAAGGCCGATACGAATTATCGTAATGCAATGGCTCAAAGGGCGCTAGGCGAGGCTTCAACTAGTAACAGTATAGCGAGCGGGGGCAGATATGCTGACTTTATCTCTAAGAAATTGAGCTTGCAGACTCTTGGCATGACCTCTGGCTACACCCCTATGGACTCGGATAAAAAATCATCTTTTTTTAACACCAACAAAGAAGACTAAATTATGGCTTGGAACTTAATAGATACACTTAATAGCGACTTAAAAACTGAAAACTTGTTTGATGGTCTTCCTGAAAATGCCAAAAAACTCTCAGGTCAAGCTCTGCCGCCTGAAAAGGTTCAAGAAATCGCAGCGCCCCCGCGTTTAGACGATTCGCCTGAAAGCATTCGATGGGCTCGACTCAAACAAGACGTAGGGCAGGCACAAGTTTTTAATTCTGCGAAACCTGTTTCAGAGATAGGGGTTTTTGATTCGATCCCCGCAGTGGAGAAGACTCAATTTACTGAGGCCCAGCCGGTAAGGGAAGAGGCACGAAAAGCAACCCTCGGAGAAGTTTTTAATCAAGGTGTAGGGCATGTACGGGATATTGAAGCCTCGTTCAAAGCCAATAACTACGGCAAAGATGGAGAAAAGGGAGAAAATGCCGCGATTCACACCGCTTGGAAGGCCGCGTATTTGGAAAAACTGAGTTCGCACGTCGAGGATAATTATGGGATTCCGAGGGATCAAGTGGGGACTATTTTTGCTACGCTCGCAAAAACGAACGGCGGTTTCCGAACGGCCCGAGAAATGGATGAGATCATCAAAATCCAAAAAGAGGGCGTGTCGTTTACGGGAGTGGACGGCGAAGTTACGATAGGCCCAGATGCACCTTGGGAGGTAGCACTTGGAGCTTACAAGGCAAAACAAACGGCGGCACTTCGCGGGAAAGAGCCAGTAGACCTAGTGAAACGGACGGGAGAAATTCAAGGGGTTTTAAAAAACGCTACTGACGCCAACGGAGAGCCTCTCCCAGGTCAAGAAGCAGTTTACGATAACGCTCTTGCTCAACTTGCTCAACTAAACGGAATCCCCACAGAAACGAGTCAATATGGATTCGGGGTCGGGCGGCTCTCTAAACAAAAGAGTGAGTTTGAAAACGCTCGGGCGGTTGGAGCTGCATCCTACGGGGGTGTAACTTCCGATCAGTTCGGCGCAAGAATCTCTGAACTGCAAAGTCAAATACAGCAGAAGGCGATTAAGTATGCCCCCACCTTTAACGATAACTCACAAAAGAATGCGTGGCTTTCAAATCCTGAAACAGCGGGCCTCCCATTCTTTATGGGTATAGGCGGTAAAAAAGCTCTGGTGAGGGCGACAGAGGACCCAAATGTAATGGAACAATTTGTAGAAAAGGGAAAATCAGGGTCCCCTGAAATGGTAAGAGTTGACTTAGCAGCCTCACCTAAAACTGAGACTGAAAAACCTAAGAGTGAATTTACTGGTGCGGGCGAGTCGGGTCAAAGAGTGAGAAGGGCCGTGGGAAAAGTTACTAGGGGGCTAGGAGAGGCTACTCAATCAATAGGGAACACCATTTCAGACCTTCCATTTCAAGCAGTAAACGCGGCTTCAGGGGCCGCTGAATTCGGAGCTGGAGTCGCGGGCTATAACCTAAACATTCCAAAAATTGATACCATGACTGAAGCCCTTAATAAATTAGGTCCTGATAGCAGAAATGACTTCGCAAGGGGCAAAATGAATCTTCCAACCGTCGAACAAATCCGTAAAGACCAGGAAATGATTGCTAAAAGGGGAAGTGACCCAGTTCCAGTTAATGAACCTTCATGGGTTCCTAACGATAAAGACATACGAGCAGACGGGTCAAAGAAATCGACAGGATTTCTTGGCGTTCATAAACGGTTTGACGATCCAAAGCAGGTCTCAAGTGAAATTTCTATTGGGGTTGATTGGGGAGATGGGGAGAAAGAAATCCCTACAATGGTTCCTACAATCAATCAAACAGAACTTCAATACCTTCTAAGCGTACCGCCAGACAAAATGCAATCAGAAAATCCTAAGTTGATGAAATCTATAACAGAGAAAGCAATTAAGCACGCTCGGGAGCGGGAATCTAAAGGCTTACCCTACTTTAAATAAAATGCTAACTGATAAAGACTGGATTCCGGCGACACGCGAGGAGTTGGGTTGGGGCGAACTCCCCAAACCCCAAACTGACGACCAACCGTCTAACGTAACCTATACGAATTCCAAAGGCGAGATAATCAATGATATAGAGGAATACATTAAACCTCCCCTCACCGCAGGAGAGTTCACGGGCAAGATGATAGGTGCGGGCGTAGACCAAGTTCAAGGACTTGGGTATGGCGCATTGGGTCTCGCTGGAGACATAGCCGAAGTCGAGGGGGTTAAGAAGTGGGGGCTCGAAGGCTTTAACGAAAATATGCGGGCCGCTGCCCTCGCCAATAAAGAGGCAGGCATGGGCGAATTCTCTGACATCGAAGACGTGGGTGACGCTGCAAAGTGGGCCTATGGAACTTTCTTGCAGCAGGCTCCTCAACTCCTCCCGACGATTGCATTGGGTGGCGCAGGAGGTATAGCGGGTAAGCAGCTTGCGAAGGGCTTCATAACTAGCGCCATGCAAAAAGGAATCGCTTCAGGACTAACTGAGGAGGCGGCAGCAGCAGCAGTCGCTAACGCAGTCGCTTCCCGTGGTGGAATGAAGTGGGCGGCACGTCGGCTCATGGAAGGTGGGTTCACCAGGGAAGCCGCTGAAGGTTCCCTAGGGCAGATAGCCAAAGCTCAAATGGCTCCCGTAGCGGGTGTCGCAGCAGGCAACATTGCAACAGGTATCGGCATGGAGGCTGGATCAATCTACGGAGAAACCGAAGACGCTGGTCTAGCATTGAAGTACGGAATCCCTGCTGGTATGATCGAGGGCCTCAGTGATTCAATTATTGGTGCCCCGTTTGTTAGACGGGCGTTCGGCGTTAATGCCGTCAAATCAGTTGCGAAAGAGGGAGAAGCGTCGCTCCTTAAGGACTTAGGGAAGGGCGTTGCAAAGGGGCTTGCAGTAGAAGGCCCGTTGGAAGAGTTGCCGCAGACTTACCTTGAGCAACTAGCTAACCTCGAAAAAGACCCGAACCATTATGGCCCTGGAGGCATCGATAGTGAAATGGCAAAGCGGGAGCGCATGAACGCGATGGCGGCGGGGTCACTTATTGGCAGCGCCATTGGTGGGGCTGGTGGGCTTGCCCAGCACGCTCCCATGACCAGTAGTGCGGTTATGCAAAAGTTTACCGATCCCGAGACGGGAAAGACAGACTTTACCGAGAACTCCACAGCAGAAGAAAAAATCCCATCTGGGGAACTTCTCTACGATAACGATTCGGTTGACATTGACGGAGTCACCATGCGTCGATGGACCATTGAAAAGACGGGGGACTCAGGGTGGTCAGTAGAAAATGCACCGCAGGAAACGCTGGATAAACTCGCAGCGGCTAAGAGCGGCGTCGTCTCCAATGGGAAGCTATTGATTTTTCCAAACAATGAAGAGGGAGCCACGCTCATTGATCGAGCTGAGACAGCAAGAGCGAGGGCCCTAGGGGAGCTTGACGACAAGGACGGGGACGGCATACCGGACAAAGAACAAGACGACAAAACTCTTACTAAACTTGATCTTAGCACCAATGAATCAGTGATTCAGGCTGCAAATCAGAGAGCGACAAAGAAGGCTGTCGTCGAGGCGGGCATTCCGTCTGATGCGGCGGATGACCTTATTAAGGACTTAAGGGATAGCGGGGTCGAGGAGGATCAGATTGTCGAGGTCGCTAAGGCAACCGCTGCCACGTTATCAACTGACTACCTTCCAACTGAAACTCCTGGGGCCGAATATGGGAGAGAGTCAGAACTCTACGATGTATTTCAAGGTGTCCGCAGGGCGGCATTACCTTCTAGTAATAACCCTGTAACCAAAGAGCCCGTTGACCCTTTTGCGACTCTAGCCGAATCGGACGCATCGGGCGATCTCGTAGAAGACTTTAAGCTCAAGCCCCTCCCTGTCGCAGAAGCTGCAACACCCGCACCAGTCACTGAGCAAGCTGAACCAGAAGTGGAAGATCAAGAAGACCTAGAGCCAGAAGAAGAGCCAGCTCCGAGTCCTGTCGAGGTCAAGCTCCAAGAGATGCAAGAAGCTCACGACAAAAGTGAAGCGGAAAAAAAGAGCGAGCGGCAGAAACTTTTGGACAGCCGCACCCCAGAGCAGGATCAGGCTTTCGTAAGGGGTTTGAAGGTAGGGGACATAATTACCAACGGAGTGACATCGGGCACCTTCGTCAAAAGGACTAGAGACGGCGGGGTTGTAGTGGCAACAAAGGAGGGGGAGAAAAAGATCGCCCAATCCACAGTCTCTAACACCACATACGATAATAGCAGCCCAGCCCCGACCCGTGACGGAGCCATTGTAAACTTATTGCAGGGCGACCGCGACTTTTTTGCCACCCAAGCCGAAGCAGACGCATCGGGCGACATAGTAGAAGATTTCAAGCTCAAACAGGTGAACTTGGAAGCAGCAGGACTCAAGGTAACTGGCGATGTTGATGAAGATGGCGTGGAGATTCTCGAAAACCCACACAAGGACAGAATAAACAAAGCGCCTTTTAAGGTTTTTACGCAGCTTTTCACAAACGCTGCTGGAGAGATAGTCCCTCGCTCATGGCACGAGTATGCCCCGAACCTCGCAACTACCGCCACAAGGAAAACAGCCAAACGAAATGTGCTCCGCGCTATGGATCAAGGGGTGGAAGTGCGAATCCCCAACAGCGTTGAAGTTCCAGCAGGAGTGAGTGTTGTTCCAGTCGAAGGTAAAAACTACTCCGTGGTCGATGCGGTCGATTATGAAGAGGATGGGGTAAACATCGGCACCTACACAGCCGCCGACTTAGCTGAACGTCAGGGCACGTTTAGAGATGATTACAATAAGTCCCCAGAGCTGAACAATCTTAGGCTTCAAAGGTCGGTTGCAAACAACCAGGCACGAGAAGTAAACGAAACTAGCGCGAGTGCATCTGCTGCCGACGCCGCTTCAAAGCTGCCTCCTGCGGCACAAGCTATCTTTTCATTGTTTAATGGTAAATGGCTCCAAAGCGTCGCGTCGTATCTGGGAAGTGACAAGATGAGCGGGATAGGCCCCGATGGCATTGACCACTTTAACATGACCGCCGCGAATAAGTTTATCAACGCCCTCTCTGCCGCCTTCGGGAAAGAAGACGGAGATGCGAACCTAGTAAAAAAGACCGCCGAGCTTTTTGTTTCTGGGGTGGAGGTATCGAAAATTGCAGGGCTAGCCCTTGAAGGGCGGGCTCAAAATAAAAAAGAGACCGCACTCGTAAACCGCACGGTTAAAAAACTGAACGGCACCTTTAAGTTTTTTGTGCTGCCTCAAAAACACAAAAGCTCCCTAGATCAAGTCGCAGGTGCCGCGTTCACATTCGATAAACTTCGCAAAAAACTATCTTTAGATGCAAAGAACGAAGGCGGGGAATCCCTAGGAGATAGCATTAAGGGAGGCGAGGGCAAAGGCAAGGGCGTATCATTGAGCGAGTCGTCGTCTCCATACAACGTACAGCAGGGGGAAGAAGAATCTGAATCTGAGACGCAGGATTCAGTATCTCGCGGAGAACTAACTGACGAAGAGAAGCAAAAAATAGAGAAGCAAAAAAAACGCACCTCTGAAATAGCGGGCTCTCAAGGCATCGAGGAGGCGCTGGCTACTCTCGCAGATTCTTTAAGCGATACCGAACGACTCGCATACGATTACGTTTCAACACCTGAAAAAAATCTCTCTGCGGTTATCTACCGAAAGCTTGAAGAACAACTTGAACTCCTCGGGGAGGAAACATCCCCTGACGAAGTCATTGCAGATGTGAGAGGTAAGATGGCGGAAGTTGCACAGCGAGTAGCGGGCAAGGAGATTATTCTTTCTCCAGCTACTACCGCAGGGGCGGAGGCATCCGTGGGACTCAAAGGAGGAAAAGTAGAGCGCAAGAAGAGTAGTCCACAGGTTCAGCGAATCAAACGCCGTTTCATTCAAGTTAAAGGTGGGCTATCGGATGACCAGATGGTTTCGATGGAGGATTCCGAGGCGGATCGGGCTTACTTGTCCCATACAGCAAAGGCAGATGAAACTAGGGCAGCGTCGGCCCAGAATGCCGTCGTATCGGTTTCACCAGGGATCGAGAGGCTTGTCAGCCTGGATAGTAAATCACTCGTTGGAGAGTACGCCGATGCAATAACCGCCGCCGAAGCTGGCGACTCATCTGATCTCCGCGATCTGAATTTTAAAGAGCTTGTTCGGATGGGTGCTTACCACTCTACGAAGGAATTCCTGACGCGCATTGCTGACCCCAAAAACGGGGCCCCTAGGGATATGCAGATTCGGGCCAAGGCATTCCTCGGTCTTGAAAAGCGCGGGCTGAACTTGGCTAACATCGAGGCTCAGGTTGCGAGTTTCACAAAGGCCGGAACTAAGGAGCGGGCCGCGTGGGGCGGGCTCCTAGGGCGAAACGCGGATAGCACGGCATTCGGTATCTACCTAAACCTAGACCAAGCGCATGATCGGGTTACTCCGGTT